GTCATAGCCGTTCCGTCTAATATCTTAGATGCGTTTTTATATTGTATTGTCATGATAAAAAGTAATTAAAAGCGTCTTGTTCATTTTTTAAATCTTCTTGAAAAGAAAAATTAAGTTGTTGTTTCATTGTAGTCATTGACTCAATGATTTGTCTTTGATTTTCTACGTCATATTCTTGTTTAGGTTCAGGTATATAGTTAGTTAATTTAGCCATTACGCTTTATTTATTTTTCTTAATGTTTTAGCAAATCTAGCTCGTTGACCTAATTTACCTTTAGCCTTAGCTGCTTTATTTAATTTATCTAATGGAATCTTTTCACCTTTTTTAATCTTTAAAGCTTTCCTTAATGAACCTGGTTTTTTTATTGCTTTTTTAATATCTAATGTTTTAGCCATTATCTTCTCCCGTCTGGTTGTGCATCCATTCTAAAACTACCATAACGCCAAGTTTCACCCGTAGCGTCGTTCTCTATTTTTAATGATAATAATCTTCCTCTTGCTCTGGTATCTACTTTATCAGTGGTGCTAGTTATTGTAAAGGGACCTAAAGGGGAACCAGATTGAATATCAGATGGATAGTCTGATATAAATAAAGTTACTTTAGAGTTTCCCACTAAAAATTTATAGTCTGGCATAAATCTTCTCATCGACATAAACAATTCTCCGTCATCAATATCAAAGTCTCCAGATCTTATAAATGCGTTTATTGAAGTAGTGGTTCCGCTTTTTACTTGATCGTTTCCTACTTCGTGTGCGTAATATACCGATGCTCCATACTTGTTGGTAATACCTAATATATCTGGAAACACTGGAGTGGTTGTAGATTCATAATCCGTTGCATAAGGTTTAACAAAAACACCTTGATCAGCGTAAGTAGTTCTATCTAATGATGAAGTAGTCCAAACATTTTCTTGATAATTGTAAGTCACACATCGATCAATTTGATCAGATCCTGATTTAGGATAAAACCAATTTACTTCAGTATATAAAGAATTTGGTGAAGAAAAAATTACATCAGATGAATTGAAATTAAGACCTAAATTTCCATTCTGAACTGTAAATACAAAGTCTTCAACTAAACAAGGTAAGGCTTTGACAGTACCATCATACATAAAAAACCCACCTTCATTAGACATCCAATATATAGCACCGTTGACATAAGAAGCTGCATGTTGTCCTATGCATCCACAGTTTGTGCCAACTTGTCTAACACTAAAAGTAAAAGGCGGACCTACAAATTGAATTACATAGGCAGCGTTATCTGTTAACACAAAAACATAATCTTTACCTTGTAAAGCTGCTCTAATTTCATTGCCAGTATCTAATCTAAATGTACCTGCGGTGTTAGTAGCAGTTGGTAAATAAGTATTTAAATCTTCTTGATTAGAAAATCTTACAAACATAGGATCTTGAGTTGTTGTGTCTCCAATAGTTGTTTCAGTTCCAAAATGAAACAAATGTCTATCTCGATCTGAGACTAATGTAAATCTGCTGGCTGTAGGATTGTTACCTGTTGCAAAACCTGATGTAGTTAATGATGCTCGAATACCTCGAGCTCCTGACGCCCCAGCATTCCACGTAAAAGTTTTACCATTAAATATAGTTGCAACTAATACTTGACCAAAATTATCAAGACTCCAATTTCCTGGATCTAATGTAACGGTGCTTGTAGTTCGTTCCGTTCCCCACGTAGAATCTCCCCATAAATAAGTTCCCCAACCATAACCCGTTGTTTGAGTAGTAGGTCCAACCTCAACATAAGGATTAACAGTTGCTGCACCTGCTGCAGTCATACCAGAACCGCCTTCATTTCTTACAGCTTGAACGGTAAATTTATCTACGTCAGGTACAGTTAAAATTTCATAAGCTACTTCTAATTCTGTTGGTGTATAATCTGATGCGCCTGTAACGGTTACACCAGATAAAGTTATATATCTGCCCACAGCTAAACTGTGAGATCCTTTATTAACAGTTAATACATTTGATCCATTAACTGTTGTTAATGTGCATCCTGTAATAGCTGTATCTAATGGAGTAATATCAAAAAAATCATTACCATAATATAAAAACAAACCTTGAGACGTTCCAATAGCAGCATAGCGTTCGCCTGATAATGAAGTCCAAGTTAATTGTGCTCTAGCAGCACCCGGTACTGTTTTAGATGCAGCGGTCAATTGTTCCCAACCACCTATTTTTTCAGGCGCGGTATACCTAAAACGTACAAAATCACCATCTACCCATTGTCCAGGAAGAGCCGAAGGTACGCTTTGTTTATTAAAACCAGGTGCAAAATTTACTTTTTTTAAGGCCATAATCGTGTTATATAATAGTTTTATAGAGAATGAAAGTCTCAATATTATAATGGATAAGACAGTAAATATAAATAATTTTATTGGAGTTTATGATAATTACATCACTAAAGAGGATTGTAATAAAGCAATTAAATTATATGAGGATCAGAATAAATTTAATAATACGATTAATAGAATAGGTTTTGAACAAGCATCTATATTACACAAACAAGATCAACAATATTTTGCTGAACCAAATAATATAGATTTTTGGTGGGAATGGTTAAAACCCATGATATTTAATTTTGAAATAGCTTGGAAACATTATATAGAAAATGTAGGTGCGAATGATGTTTATGGGGTTCCATTTTATTTTACTCAATTAAAAATTCAAAAAACATTACCAACAGAAGGTTATCATGTTTGGCATATAGAACATGGAAAAGGTTTTGATCTTGAAGCTAGGGCTTTTGTTTTTTCTATATATTTAAATGATGTTGAAGAAGGTGGAGAAACAGAATTTCTACATTTTTCAAAAAGAATTAAACCTAAAAGAGGTAGAATTGTTATTTGGCCAGCTGGTTTTCCTTATGTTCATAGAGGTAATTCACCCTTGTCTGGAGAAAAATATATTTTAACTTCTTGGATGATGTTGAGGTAAATGGATCATCTTGAAGCTATAGTAGAAATTAAAAAAATAATTAACCCTAATTTTATTAAAAAAATAATACCTTTAATAAAATTAAAATCTAAAAATTATCTTAAAGTTAACTCAGGAATTAAAAAACAAGTAAGAAATGTAAAAGGTTATCACTTAAATTTTGAAACCCCTACCAATATATTTTACTGGAATTATATAAAAACAGAAATAGAAAGATTGTACGATTATTACAAAATAAAATTTCCTAAAATGTCTAGTTATAAAATAAATCAAATAGATTTATTAAAATACTCTGTAGGAGGTAGATATGAAGTTCACACAGATCATTATACAAACTCTCCTAGACATTTAAGTATTATTATGAATCTAAATGATAATTATGAGGGTGGTGATTTAATTTTTACTGCTCAAAATAAAGAAGAAATAAAAAGATTAAAACTTAGTGAGGGTTCTATTGTGTTTTTTCCCAGTAATTTTATGTATCCTCATAGCATAGAACCTATTACAAAAGGCACAAGATATAGTATAGTTGCATGGTTACAGTAAATAATAAATTAATTAAAAATTTTTTTAATAAAGAAGAACTAACTGTTCTTCAAAAATATTGTTACAACAAATTAGATTTTAATAAAGATTATGTTCTAGATGGTCAATCATTTTCACCAGCCTGGTATCACGATGCTTTAATGAATTCAATGCTAGATACAAAGTTGTCTAAAGTTGAACAAGAATGTAATTTAAAATTATTTCCTACTTACAGCTATTGGAGATACTACGTATATGGAGGCACTTTATCTAAACATACTGACAGACCTGCATGTGAAATATCTGTTACCGCTTGTATTAAAAAACATGATAATTGGCCTATTATAGTTGAAGATAAATCATTTGAATTAGAAGAAGGGGATGCTGTTTTATATGCTGGATGTGAACAAGAACATTGGCGTCCTGGTACATATAAAGGTGAAGGAATAGCTCAAGTATTTTTTCATTACGTCAATCAAAACGGACCAAATAAAGATCACGCATACGATCAAATAAATAAAAATTTGTAAAATTATGAAGAGTAAGATGTCGGTCTAGCACCTAGTCTAGAAATTTTTTCAGCTTCTGTTTCATCTCTATACGTTTCTGAATCTGCAGGATCTTCTATTTTAATATTGTTTGTATCCCAATTTGATTGTAATTGAGTTAAATGTGCTGCATCCCATCTAGTAATAAATTGTGATATATCAATACCTTCATCAGCTAAAGAACAGTGTGCTGTTCCATCTTTATGTTCTACTTCATCAGAAGAATTAGAAGTGCCTGATTGAATAGCCCAAATATTTTGAAAAGCAGTAGTTGCCCAAAAAGCATTATCATCAATTATATAACCAGTACCGGCTTCAGCCCCGTTATTTTTAATAATGCATTTGTCCTCAAATACTACTGTCCATTGTGCGTTTGTTGCCATATTTTCTCCTACGTCTTAATAATATAAATAATTGTTAAATAAGGTTGTAATACTGAAGTTGAATCACCTGTAAAGGTTGCACTCATATTATGTTGATGCCCTGAACCTGAACCTTGGTTTCCTGTATTGCCCCCTGTTCTTGCAGGGGAAACACCCGCAACGGTTGGAGCGTTATTAAATGCTGCAGAGTTACTAGCTCCATCTGGGTGAGAGTGAGATGCAAGTTGTGCTGTAGATAAAGTTGCATTTGCTGTTGAACCACCAACGTTTCCAGTTGATTGAACTGTGTTTGCTCCCGCTGTTGACCCTAAAGCTTTGTTGTTAGATTTTCCAACTGCTACGTTATCTTGTAAATCTGGAACAAGAAAAGTTGATGAACCATCTCCAGCTCCATAAGTTGTACCTACGATTGCAAATAAAGCTGAGTAAGTTGACCTTGAAACTGCTTGACCATTACACTCTAAGAAACCTGTTGGCACTGAAGCAGAAGACCACGGCACAATAGTAGCTGTAGGAATTCCCTCGATACCTGTAAGGTTTGCTCCTGAAAAATCGTATTTTGTTGCTTCGTAATTTGACATATTATTTCTCCGTGTAAGTCCATCCTGTTGTAGCATCTCCAGAAAAAACTAATGAAAAAGCTGCACCTTGTGTATTAACTACAAGATCAGATGCTGCATTAGCTATATTAGAAGAGTTTCTACCAACAGTCAATGCGTTAGTATTGAAATCATAACCTTGATCTACAAAATGTACTTCATCTCCTGTAGCAGGTGAGGCTGGAAGCGTTACTGTTACTGCTCCACCATTTGTATTTACTAAAAGTTTAGCACCAGCTTGAACTGTTTCCGCTGCTGATACTGCTCTCCAATTTCTTTGTTCATGAAGTTTTACAACATTAGTTCCATCAGAATATAATGTGTAATTATTTCCTTCACATAAAAGTACACCTGTTCCAGATGCTGTTTTAAAAGTTAAAGTATTTCCAGCATGATTACATGCGTTTTGTACTTGGTAAGTTTTTTCAACTGAGTTTGGAATACTAACTGTTAAGTTAGAAGCTAAAGTCCCTGTTAATTTAATAACTTCATTTTTACCATTTGATAAAGCACCATTAGTAAAAGTTAAAGATCTAGCAGCATTAGTTATATTAAAAGTAGTGAAACCACCAATTGCTTGTTCTAAGATTAAAAGGTTAGTATTTGTAATTTGTCCCCAAGTTCCTGAGTTTTCCCCAGTTGCTTGTACTGTAAGTTTTAAATTTGCTGATGTTGAATTCGCCATATTAAATTCCTTATATCGTTTATTTTATAAAAATAAAGAGTTAGTGTCAAACTCTTTATGCAACGACTTCTCTCCAGCCTGGAGGATCTATTGGAGCGGAACCTGTGTTTACGTCGTTCCAGACAAGAGCATTACCATTTCCTACTGTTGTAGTCAACCCAAAACCGTTAAAAGTTGCAGTAATGTCTGTAAAAGCAGTTACAGAAGCAACTCTAGATAATAAAGGAAAACCTGTAGGTATAATATCTTGACCAGGAACTGCTATAACACTTCCTAAACTAGCGCTTAATCCAAAACCTGTTACAGTTGGTGCAACATCTCCTTGGAACCCTAAAGTACCTAAAGCACCTATCATAAAGTTTCCAGTTACTGCTGCGTCCGGTGCAGGGTCAACAACACCTAAAGTTAATTGTGCTACATTTAAAGTATTGGCAACAATAGTTGCATCACCCGTAATTTCTGTTGGAGATCCTAAAGCTACTGTCATAGCAATTCCAGAAACAGCTGCTTGAACTGATTCATTTGCGTCACCCCAATCATTTATACCCCATTGGAGTCTACCCCAACCTTCATTATTAAATGCTTCTACTGTACCAAGACTTGCAACAACAGCGTCACCTGTTGCCATAGCATCAGGACCAGCATCAGCTGTTCCTAAATTATTTGTAAGTGAAAATCCTGTTGGTGTAACTTGTGCTAAACCAAAAGCGGTTACGCTTCCAAGACCTGTTGTTAATGTTTGATTATTATTTGTGGATGGACCTGTGTTAGCATCCGCTGATGTAGTAACACTTCCTAAACTAAATGTTGCAGAAATTCCTGTAGGAATAGTTGTGCCGGCAATACCCCAACCTTGAAGACCCCATTCTTGTCTACCCCAACCTAAATTAATTTCTGTTGAACTTGACTCGTTGCCAAGTGCTGCAGACATGCCAAAGCCTGTAGGAATAGGCGTTGGATTCGCATTATCATTCCATTGATTTTGACCCCAAGAGCCAGTATTCCAAGTTCCTGATGCCATAGGAGATTACCTCCTATTTAACCAGAGATTCTTAAAATCGCTGCTGTTGATGTTGGTGCTGGAAACTGAACTGTAAACGTACCTGAAGTAGCTGTTTTATCTGCTCCGAAATCTAAAACACAAACTGCAGAGTTAGTAGTTGCAGATGATGTGTTATAAATTAAAGCTCCTCTTGCTGTCAACGTAACGTTCTGAAATGACAAGTCAGCAAAGTCTGCTCTTGCAACACCAGCTGTTAAAGAAGTTGGCGCGTTAACAAGTGCTCCACCGCCAGCTGAATAGTTTGCTGATGTAACTTCATGAGTTGGTGAACTAGTTAATAGAGAAGTTGTTGCTGAGTTAAGAGTAGCTGAAGAAGTATAAAGAGCTAACTTATATTTATCACCACCAGTTTGTTTAAAGTTTGAATCACCTTCTAGTAGTAACTTTTTAAAGTTGTTTGCAATCGCTTGTGTTATAGCCATAGTTTTCTCCTTACTGTTTTCCTATTCGAGGAACACCTGCTTGGTATTCATCTCGTCTTCGTCTTCCCATTTGTTCTATTGAGAATCCTTTGACTGCTTCGACATATTTTTTATCATATAACTGGAGCATGTCAACGGGTCCTTTTAAAAATCCGTAAGCCTCTACTAGGCAAGCATACAATAAGCCGTTGGGAAATTCGGTACTTAAGTATGTAGTAGCATTACTACTAGATAATCCAGTTGGTTTCAAGATATAATTTAACTGAATGGTATAAGTTGCGTTTGGTGTAGGAGCCACTACTATTCTAGTTTCGTCCCAGTTGCTGTAATATTTTGGCACTCCTGTTGTTGCTGTAGGATTAAATTCAGACATAAAGCTAGTGTCTCTAAACTGTAAAAAATCTCTGTTTTGATCGGTGCTTCCATCCGCTAAATCCGAGTCTACAATCTGAGCAGATCTTACAATTAATAAATCTGTTGGTACATCTATAAATCTAGTAGATGCAATTAAATTAGCTGTAGCGTAACGTCTGTTATTATCAGAGTCTACTTCTCTTAAAATTCTAAATTCAGCGTCATTAATAAAACCATTTAAAATAGTATCTGTAAATACGTTGCTCGATACTTCTGTGTAGTCTATAATTTTTTGTTTTAATTCGTCGTATGTCATGCTCTATCATTAACAGGTCCAGCTAAACATTGGAACCCGCCTCCTGTTTCTGTGCTACTTGCAGCACTAATTAAGTTAAAAGTAAAACTGTTAAACTCTGTAACAGTTGAAGGTTGACCCGCTTGTGTTACTACAGTTGGAACCATCGTTACTGCATAAGCACTGTAAACTTTTGCTCCACTTAAATGTTCACCTGCGGGTGTGTTTTTGGGAGTCTGTCCTCTGAAAGGAGCAGCTGTTCCTCGAACACAATTCGATAAAACGTTTCCTGTATTTCCATTATAATAAACAGTTTCAGTTTCAAACAATCCAGATGTTGAATTTATTTTTTCAATTGCAATATATCCTTGACTGGGAAAAGCAGATGAGTCTGTTAAAGTAATTGAAGTAGCCGTTGCAGTGATGTCACCATTTAAAGTAGTTTGTAGTTGTAAAGTAGAAATTGCAACTCCACCTACAGTATTTTTTACATCATAGAATCTAATAAAGTCTCCAGTCTGATAACCACTAAAAGGAAAATTTACAGATACTTGAGTTGAAGAGTTAGTCATAGTAAATGGATTTTTTGGTAAAAAATCTGTTGTTGGAAATTCTGTTCTTGCAGGTCTTGGATGCATTAATCCTTGAGGATCTGCAGTGTAAGGTTTAGGTTCAAGTTGTGGTTGTTTAGGTTCATATTCAGAAGTATGTACTCTTGCACCATTCCATTCTTTAACCATTTCAGTGTATGGATATGCCAAACCAGATCGGTCTGAAATAAATAATGCGTGTTTTCCTCTTGCTGTGTTACCCATAATTATATACTCGGAAAGTAAGTTTTAGGAGAAATGTAAACACTAGCTGAAGATCCGTCTTCTTCTAGAGCTCTAGCTAATTCATCCTCGTAGATTAATTTTAATTCTTGTATTCTTGGTTGTGCATATTTCATAGCTAAGTAATAACTTAAACCTGCAACCATGCAAGGCACAAATCTATATGGTACGTCTGTTGCATTACTATAAGCGCCTGCATCTTGAATTCTTTTTTCATAATAAAAATTTATAACATCTCCATTTTGAGTAGAGCTTGGAGTTAGATAAATTGTTATTAAAACATGGTCGATGAATCTTTGAACAAAGTATTGTGAGGGTTGACCTGTTGAAGTTTTATTAGATAAAGCCTGGTATTGAGATCTATTTATTTTTTCTAAAGGAGAATCAACATTAGAACTATTTCTATAAGAACATTCTAAAATTTCTGTAGCTTGATTAACAAAGTTAGTTATTGCGGCTCCATCTGAGTGAGTGGCTGCAGTAGTCCCATTAACTCCACGAGTTACTCCCGTAAGCTCTAAACCACTAAATCCAGTGTAAGAAATGTTTTCAGATCCTACATTAATTGTTCCTGAATCAGGCATACGATTTTTAGATGCAATAGTAATTCCAGCAGTTGCCGTTGTAGTGGCTATGGCTGCAGTTAAAGTTGAGGTAACTCCATCAGAATTACCATCAGACGTTGCTCTAAAAATTTTATATTCGTTTTTATTTGTTTCTAAAGTAATATTGGTATTTGCTACTTCCC